GACCCCACTCGGCTTTCACACCCTCGAGGACTTTAGCTTGTTTGGCTTGTATAACAGGGGCCATCTTGTCTAATACTTTTTGTGCAGCGTCTTGTGACAAATTGAGTTCTTTAGCAACCTCACCGTAGGCTTCAACAACCTCGGCATCGAGAACCTGGGGCGCGTCAGCCACCTCAGTATTAAACTCGTATTTCTCAGGCGCAGTGTCCTGGTTACTATCACTCTCAACAGCGGCCCCATCCTGGGCTTGTTGGTCTGTTACACCTTCAGCTTGCTGCTGGTTTCCAGTATCTTCCACATTTACTGATTGCTCAGTCTCCGCAGCTTCTACTGGTTGCTGCGATGCGTTGCCTTCATTTGGTTGGTTGGCTTCCGTCATCAGCATCTCTGACATTTTTTTGCTCCTTTATCATTGTTGGATACAGCTCTGGGCAGAGAGTGTGGACTAAGGTTAGGATCTGTAAGCCAAAGTTTCTGTTACCTTCGCTAAATGACATTGCCATCGCGTTGGTGTTAAACGATAACCTAAACACCCCTGCTTGTTCCAGAAGACGCCATATTACACGCCGCCCCCTCTTACTGCTCATGAGCCATTTAATATCCGCCTCTTCGTTCTCACGATCAATTTTGGAAGTGACTTTTTTACTGTCTCTTTCTTTTTCTTGACCTTTAAGATCTAGAGGATCGTAATTGCTCATGTTCTAATATATCCAGTTATTGATTTGATACGGGCACGCCTCACGCGCCTTTTGTACTCGGGTATAGTTTTTTCAATTTCTCTTCATCACTGGTCTGGCTGTTCTTTATTGCCTTTGCAGTTGGCGCACCTTTTGAGCCTGGCTTTCTCATACGCTCACCAGATCCAGCCTTAATTCTTTTTCGCTTTGCATGAATGTTGGCCCACAAGCCCGGACGTTTAGCCATGATCAATCCTTGTACAAATAGTTTGCGATGTCTTGCCCTGACCTTGGACTTTCTTTTGCCGGTGCTTCATTGCCATACAATGATTTTGCGTTGTCCTTAGTCTTATCCATTGGGTCAATTCCCATAGCGCAGATCTGCAGCTCAAGACTTTTGCTTGTGCCATCCATTTCTTTTTTCTCGCTAGCAGTTTTTACATACGCCATTGCTTTGATCATCATCTCAGCACCAGCTGCCGGCAGTTGTTCTATGCCGAGCTTTGCTAGTTCTTCTTCGCCCAGGCGAATGCATAGACCATAGCTGTATGCTGATTGATCTTCATACTGTTCGCCTTCGCTGTATTGTTGTTCTGGTTCTTTTTTAAGATCGATTAAATCCATTATCCTACCTCCAATGGTGATGGTGATTGATATCCGCTAAACTGGTTCATCACATCCATTAAAGCATTTTTGTCTGGCCCTGTTTGAGCGCTCGACAGTTTAGCTGCTGTCTCAGCTTGTTGTGCTTGCGCTTGCTGTTGTGCTTGCGCTGCTTGAGCTTCTGCACGGGCGTTACGTATCTTGGCCACTTGTTCACCAGGAATAATAAGCGATGGATCTACACCCAACATATCAGCATATTCATCTGACCAGTTGTCTGCATCAAACTTGTCTAACACTTCTGGTTTCATCTGTGCGACCATGCCCATGCTGTTCACATATCTGTCGATGCTGTTTGTTCCGATAGCACGCTGCGCCTGGGCAAGCATTGAAACAAATTCTACATTTAGTTCCATGCCTTGCAGTTCTGGTGGTGCAGGCGGTATCAGATTGCTTTCGATCATTCGATTAAATGTAATATCAATCAGCGGATCTAACAGCTCATTGTGCAGCCTCTCCAGGACAGGGCCAAGCATCAATAGCTTTTCCTCATGCCTTTCTGCTACCTCTGTCGCTGTCATACGTGTGTCTGTTGCATTGGCTAGCATTAGGAACAGGTCTGCATAGAACGCACCGTTGATACGCCCTCTAACATCCTGGATATCCATAAGCAGATGCTGCAGATTTAGATTAACTTGGAATGCTGTTTCTATCTTGCCTTGTTGGCCATCAACAAAAGTTACGCCGCCAGGCAAACTGTCTACATCTCTATTCTTCATGTAGCTTGGAACCTGTAGAGGTGGCTTTGTTTGATAGTCGATGCCTTGTGCTTTACGCAATTGCTCATGCTGCAGCTGCTTCACATCACCAAGCGCTTCCATACCTGGACTGTTTCCATATATGTCACCACCTGATAAACCCCAGCGAGGTACGACAGCCGGGAAATCATTGTATCCGCTTTCACGCAACAGCTGCTCACTGTCACCACCAAGCTCAAAATAGCATGACTTGAATGCCATGTTCTTTGCGTCACGTTTACCTTTGTCACGCTCTCTGTCATCTCTTGGCTCGACAGCATGGATGATTGTAATCCATGTATCCAGGTTGCCCCGGTCATATAAATTTTTAACGGTTGTTGAACAGTTGTTGTAACCAAACTCCCTGACTAATTCACTAACAGTCTTTTGGAATTCTCTAAACAACGTATTCACACGGCCCTGATAATCCTGACCGATAGCATACTCACCGACTGTTACCGGGTAATGATGGATAGCTGTTTTGTAATCAGGCAGTATCAATGATCCGCCAGTACCGAATGCGCCCAGCTCTTCATAGATGCCATGCAGTGTTCGATACGTATTTGATTTGGTAAAGACTAACCGCATCCTGTCGGTGCAATCATCTAACCATAGTTTGACTGGTTGGTATTTATTTAGATCTGGATCTGCAGTGCCTAGTCTAAACCAGGGTCTAGCTGGTGACGTTGCGCCTGCCATCATGCCTGCACCAAGTGTTCTCAGTGCTCGAGTTCCTGTATTGTCATAGATAGAATTGTGGCGTCTATGTCCCTTGTTCCTATCTTGCTCGAAATAACGCCCGTTGCGAGGCAACAGATATGTCGTGATTTCTTGCCAATGTGACCACCAGGTTGCACGCTCAGATCTGAGGTGGCCCCAGCGCGTCAGTAGTTTTTCGCGCTTGGTTGTTGCCATGATCTATCCGCCCAATAAAGTGTTTTTGCCAAGTTTAAGCAAGTTCGGATCAATACCCATGTTACCTGTAAGCATTGTGCCGGCAGCACCTGTCTTGCCTGCCTGTTCACTCTCAGAAACAATAGAGCTAACATTAGCTTGTTTCTGGTTCTGCCTATTGTATTCCATATCAGCACGGCTCTCAGCTTTCTCAGCTGCCACTTGTGCTTGAGTATTGGCTTTCTTTTGTTCGGCAAGAGCTTTTGCTTGCTCTTTCTTTTGTTCCTCACCACGTTTAACTGTGTAGGCTGTACCTACAACCGCAGTGACTGCTGCTGTTACACCCATCTTATATCTCCTTTGAAAAGATTATGTCTTGCACACCATATTTCATTCTCGGCAAGATAGCAGCTAAAGGTGTGTTTTCTTTTGCGTGCCATAGCATCAGTTTGCATCCGAGATCTTTTGCTTGTGTCTCTGTAGCCTTCATCATTCTCATGCCGACACTCATTGCCCGGTATTCTTTTTTGATAAAGAGAAGATCGTTTGAGCATAGTTTCATATCCGCATAGTGCAAATGGTTGGTTACAAAGTTTACAGAATACCCTGCAAGCACATCTTCTTGCCAGGCTGCTAAAATGAATATCGTGCCCTGCTCTTCTGCAGCACGATACTTTTCTTCGTATGGCTTGAGCACCATCACATCCTTGTTAAGAGCTATCTCGTTCCAGTGCTCTTCAAATAATGTTTGTGCCTCGACCAACATTTCATCAACCGTGGCTGGCCTAATGTCTATCATAGGATACCCCACTTTCATCTAATTTAACTTCATCGTCATCAGTTACGGGCACGCCTGACATAGGAAACAGATTTGTTACTGCATCGAATATTATGTGCACCCTGTTGTCGTTACCTTTATTGTCAGCGGTGTGTTCTTTCTTATGGTCAAACCACCACACATCCCCGACATTAAATTCCTGTCTCTGATCTCCACAGGTCTGGCTGCATCCTTTGTTGGACTGCAGTACCAAATGAAACCTGGAGTAATAATCTGCATACATTCCCTGATCATCGTGTGCGTCTACATGGCCACCTGGTTCCAGGTTAACCACTAGCACTCTGCCTAGTTCTATCACCTCTAGCCAATCTAATACTGGCTTTAGCAATGGCACTAGCTCATCTGCCAGGTAATCCATGCACGGGTAATCGTATGCCCCTAGGTCAAACATCACATAGTAATGGCTCATCTTTAATGGGCCTCTTACAAATATGCATTTAGTATCTTTGTGTGCAGAATTGCTGGCCTTCTGTCGTGCCTCTATCTCATCCCATAGCTCTGGCTTATCGCTCAGTAGCTTATTGAATGGCCCAACGTCTAACCCTGTCGTAATGCGAATAAAGTTATCATCGGGCTGTTTAGATCGACTTGTATGGATCATGATCTTTTTTAATCGCCCTTTCTTGCGCTTTGATGTAAATGTCTTTCGGCTCTTGTTTAGCCACCGGGTGAGCGAATGTTAGGCATAGCGCATCAGCTAGATCTGGTGACCCGGCCCCCTGCAATCGCTTCTTAATTAAATCTTTGCTTTCGAGCACACGCCTACCAGAGCTGTCATACCAGTAGATGGGTGTAGCTAGTTCTTGTTTCAGTGCGCTATCATTCGGTATAGCTCCACCGAGCTCCACCCATTCTTTCATATCCCACCACATCTCAGTTCTACGATTGATGTGCAGCTCTGGCCGTGTAGCCTTTCCACCAAACGGTACTTCGATCACGCTGTAATCTAACTGACGCAACCTATCAATGACGCCTGACCCTGCCCCTGCATCTATGAATACTGCGTCCGGGTCATGCTCCTCTATAAGATTTGCCACCCGTGATGCCAGCTCCATATTATCGATGCCCCGATAAACAACAGGCTTAAATGCCTGTCTACCCTGACGCCTAAACACAACTGATCTATCATCACCAAACCTGGCT